AGAGGGAGGGATTCGAACCCTCGGTAGGCTCACACCTACGCCTGATTTCGAGTCTCTGGCAGGATTGAGCAATGGAGGGCCTTTGCGGGCTGATTCGTTTCCGAAACTTGATGCAAACTCCCGCTGATCTTACTGGATTTATCGGCGGCTGTCATGTGTAGTTTCGGAAACGATTTATGCGTTTTGGGATATGGATATGTTCTGCCGTGACGGGCAGGCCGGGGCGCGCGACAGCGAGGATGGAGCGCCGGAGATGGTTGACATCTCGGGCGGACCGGGTGCAAGATTCTCCCGTCGCTGCACATCAGCGATGCGGGTTTAGCAGCCCGGCAAGTTGGCGGACGACCGCCGCTCTTGTGCGGTTTTTTTACGTCCGTTGCATGGCCTCTCCTATGGGCGGGCCGTGTGGGAGGGCGCAAGCCCTGCCGGTGCCAACTACCGGTCTGCTAACCCGCACGGTTCCGCCCACCCGTTTAGCAGCGGGGAAGCGGAAAACTCAACCGCTTAGTTGGAGATGAGCCATGTCTACCTCTCTCGCCGTTCGCACGTCGCCGCCCCTCGCCTTTCAGAACGTCACCTTTGACGCGATCGACCGCAACGGGCACCCCTGGCTAAGGATCCATCAGATCGAAGGTGCCTTGGGCTATGCCGGCAAAGGCCGGGCGCTGCAACTGATCTACTCTCGGCACGCCGCCGAATTTACCGACAGCATGACCGCCTTGGTGAAGCTGCCGACAGCCGGCGGAGAGCAGGAAACCCGCATCTTCTCCCTGCGTGGCGCGCACTTGCTGGGCATGTTCGCCCGCACCCCGATCGCCGCCGACTTCCGTCGGTGGGTACTCGACATCCTCGACAAGGAGGCCGCCCCGACGCCGCAGCCGCCGTCGATCATCGCGCGTCGCTGGCTGACGACCTTTGACCACAGCGGCCGTGAAACGGTACAGCCGATCGAACCAGAGTACTTCTTCCTGAAAATTGAGGAGCTTCCCGAACTGATCCGGGACGTGGGATTCATGATCGATGGCGCGCTGGTCATTGAGGTCCTGCACGCCTGCGCCGATCGCCTCGGAGGGAAGCTGGCTGGGAGAGCACATCGCCTATCAGCCTGATTACGGAGCCCGCCACGGCTTCGGCACGGGCGGGCGTCAATCTCTGTGGAACCGGCCAATACCCGGACGCTTGATCGGCTATCCTATCGATCGCCCTGCCTGCAGTTTGGCGTATCTCACTGCGTCGGACAGCTTGTCGTACCGGTATTCGCCGTAGGCGTATCGCTCACCATCGAACGTTATGTCGTGCTCTTCCATCTCCTGCTCGTCGGTCAATGGCGGATGTGGTTGTTCGAGCCTCTCGATTTCCGCCAGGATAAGCCGCTCGGCGCGCTCCCGGATGTACAGAACCTCGGTTTTCCTTTCATCGCCACCACACTGAGCAAACAGGCGTGTCCACAGCCCGCTGTCGGTCGTTCCCGTCTGGAATTCCTCGGCGATCTGGCGATAAACGGCGTCCTCGTCCAGAGCTTCCGCAGACGACTGGTTGAGCGCAGCTTCCTCCACCCCCAGGCGCGCAGCCCTGATAAGCCGCCCAGCGCGCTCCTGGATGTAGCGGACCTCCGTCCCCTTCTCGTTCCCATCGCATTCTGCGAACAAGCGTGTCCACATACCTTTGTCTGTCGTTCCTGTTTCGAATTCTTCCGCGATCTGACGATAGAAGCGCTCTTCATCGATAGCTGCTGAATAGTCGGCAGCCTGCACCACCCCGATCGGCCTTCGGTTCGAGGTTGGGGTCGCGGCATATTCGCCGCCATCCTTTGTGGCTTGGTCTGTGCTTGCCAGATTGTTGGCGCTCTTTCCTTCCGGCCTATAATCCTTGCTTCTTGCCCAATTCCACAGGATCGAAAGACACAAGATGATCAGCCCGCCACGAAGTGCGGCGCTAACAAAGCCCAGCCCATAAGACCGATCTATCTCCCTCCAAACAGTATAGACAACCAACGCCAAAGCACAGCCAACCGCAAAAATTACCCATCTGGATATTTTCTTAACTGGTTTGGTGCGCGAAAGTTTGTCTTTCTCGGCAGCAGCTTGCGCGACGGCTGGCTTATCTGCTAATCCATAGGTATTCTTGACGCGCTTTGACATGCTCAGATACGCGGTCCATATGGCGGCAGACATTAACGACGCAACAAGTAGCCGCAGTACATCATACGATATCGCTGCGTCGCCGTAAGGCAAGATCGTCACCGGCAGAATCATTTCAGCGACGATCACGTAAACAGGTGCATTAATCCACAAAATCAGCTTCGCTTTGAAAACAGCATCTGGAGTTCGCTTTGTAGCCAGAACAAGGCCGCCATAGAGGCTGAGCGCACAGTACAATAGAGAAGCGACCCAATAGGCCGTCTTGAACGACGCCCACAACGCAACTTGTGCTAACCCAGGATATGCGCGCTCACTAGTATCGATTTCGCGAGATATGCTGCCAATGACCGACAACGGCCCTAATATCACCATCCCGGCAATCAAGAAAGCCAACCAGCCGCCTACACCATACGGCCCGTCATCCTTTTCGGTCATTGAAGTTCCCAATCCCAATGCTCTGTCAGATCTGGCTGCTGCCCAAGTGCTCAAATGCACCGCTGGCTGTGAATCGGCGGGGCCAGCCCGCATGACCACCAAGCGCCTCCGCCCCTCGGCCTGAACAGCCCCGGAAGCCGGGCCACCGAACGAGAACGGATGATCTCACCGCGGCAGTCCTTCTGGGTAGCGTATAGCCCGCCATACAGGTGAGACCGTGTTGTACGCCCCCAGACCCGCCGCGATTGACGGATCATTGGTGATGAGCTTGACCCCGTTGCGGTCACGGGCCACAAGCAGATTTCCTGCGCCTTGGTCACTGCCGCCCACGATGAGCAACCCACGGAAAGTGCTCACCCGGAATTTTTCGCGCGCCTCCTCGGTGCGGAGACGCTTAGAGCAGTTGGCGCTTTCGAACTTGTAGCCTTCATCGAACAGTCCCAAACATAGGGAGAACCATACAGCATCGGCCTCGTCCTGATCCTCTTGTGATCTGACCCCAAGCACCTTGTTGTCCAGGTAGAGCGAGGCGGCCTCTTCGAAAGCTTTGGTTATCCTAGATCGGTTTCCAGATGTACGCGCAAGGATTCTTCCTTGGTAATACCACGCAGCGCCGCTTTCTGGGATTTGCCCTAGCCAGCCTTTGACGAGCGACTTGAGTTCAGCCCAATTATTATTCGACAATAGGGCACGCGCGGAATCCGTGTAGGTCTGATTCCGCGCAAGAAACTCTGCCTTTTCAAGTCTCTCCAGCCAACCTGGATGACTAGCAAGGTAACGAGGCCCGCTCGAAGCGGAGATCTTGCTAATTTTCGCCGCGAATCGCTTGAAACCATCGGCGTTGAACTTGGCCAATGTAACAGCCAACGAAAAGCCTTTGTCGTCGGCTTCTCGTTCTAAGGCGCGCGAGTACCTCATGATCTCGATATTTTCCCAAGCGGAAGCGAACTGCCGCGCGCTGTCGGCGTTGCCAGATTGCCGATAGCGCTCCCGTGCTATGGCTTGGGCCCAACGTGCCAGAGTCGATTGGGCAGTTGTATCGAGGCTAAAATGATCGAGCAATAGGTGTGAAAACTCGTGGCCCATAACCGCAGCGATCTCATCGATGTTCGCGTCGAGCAACTCTAACATCGGAAGGAAGAAGACAATAAGCCCTTCCTGGGGACCACCTTCGGCTATGGCATTGAGCTTACCGTCTTCGCATACAACCAAGGCTGGGCGAATCCCTGCTACGGATGAAATGCGTGCGTAGACGTTACGCAGCGGCTCGACATGGCGAACGACGCCAGGGTTTCGAAGTTCACGGAGGTTAACGAGTTGGGGGTCCAGTTCTGGGAGCCTCATCCCTTCGATCTGCGCGCAAGCTCCGAACGCTATCGACGCCTGCAGCACGGCCGCCAGCATGATCGCAATGAGCCTGACTCGGTCAAGCATACGAGCACACGCACTCACCAAGCGCATACACCACCCCCTCCACGACGCGTGGCACTGAAGCAACGCCGTGACGTGAATTGACCGCAGAGGCCATCGTCGCGTCTGACGAGTCGGTGGTCATCACTTTGAGCCACCAGCCCCCATCAATGCACCTTCGGCACCATCTCCCGCAGCCTTCGCCACACCGCCGCAACGATCACCATCGACGCATCATCCGCATCTGCCTCGCCAGTCGATTCCAGCAGCGCCCGGTTCCCCTTCCACAGCCCCAGGTTGTTCCGAATCCACGCTCCCAAGCCGAAGTGTAGCCCGATCAGCTCGGACTCGGCCATCGCCGCGATCGCCGCCTTGACCTCGTCCGACAGCGACGCGATCACCACACGGACCGCCTCGTCGATCGTCGCCGGCCACCGCTTCGGCTCCATCAGCGTTCGCCCTTCCGCCACTCCCACGGCGGTACCGGATGACCATCTGCCCACAGCCCTGCCCTCTTCGCCCTCGCCTCGTGCGCGGCGAACTCGTACCGGCCGGCGTCCTCCGGCGACTGCTCTTTGGCGTACTTCTCGTACCACCAGGCGAGCCCGACTGAGAGCTGCGCGAGGCCTGCGTCGAGGGTCTTGGGGCATTGACTGGCCCGGCAGCTCGAGGTCGCGACCATCACCTTGCCGACGATGCGCTGGTATCGGTCCTGCTTGTGCCAGTGTACGTCGACTTCCTTCCCGAAGACCATCGCCGAGAGAGACTCCTTCGAGCGCTGCCCGAAGGGTTGCGCCTTCTCGGGGGCGTCGATGCCGGCGACGCGGATCTTGTGTTGCTCGTGGTGTGCGTCCAGGACGGTGATGGTGTCGCCGTCGGCGACCGAGACGACGGTGCCGGTTAGGGTTGTGGCGTGGGTGGAGAGGGAGAGGAGGAGCAGGAGGGGAAAGAACAGACGTTGCCGGTACATTTGCTTGACATTTGAAGTCCACATTGGTGAATTTACCGCAAAGCAGTCATGAGAGCGATCTGGGTGTAATGCCAATCGAGATTTCTTCGCCTTGCAAGCGATTGATTCAGAAGTAGGTTTTGTTGAGCCCGTCAGACATGTTCCAGGGCGTACTGTTGTCGGAGGTCGATCAATTCAGCTTCTCCTCGATCCACTCCCAACGCTTGCTCTTGACCATGACGAAGTGGCAGCGCCCTGCCGACAGGTTCGCCCACAGACCGCCGATCAGTCTGTCATCCTCCGCGTCAGTCCAACGGTCCGCGCCCTTGTACTCGACGGCCAGGATCGGGCCGGGTTGGTCGGCGCTGCTCGGCAGCTGACACAGAAAGTCCGGATAGAAGCGCCCATCGGCCTTCTGCAGGAAGAACGAACTGCCTTCGCGCCGAACGAGGTTGCGCACCCAGAACGGGATGCGGCCCTGCTGCGCCTGAATGTCCAGCCAGCAGGCGCACTCGAACTCCTCCTTGCTGTCGAAGTCGCCGATGCGGCCGTAGAAGTGCTTGCGGAAGTCGAAGTGCCCGAACCGGCCGTCGTAGTCACGGCTGGGCGCGTAGGCCTGCGCATGGAACTCGAAGGCGTACTGATCCGTCACCGCGACGCGCGATGCCGCGTCGTCGCCGAACAGCGCCTGCTGGAACGCCTTGCCCACCGCCTGCCTGCGCAGATCACGAATGCGTGCTTCCAACAGGTTGCGCAGCATGAACTTCTGCAGATTGGCATGGGCCAGCGTGAAGCCCTCACGGCGCAACAGTTCGGTCAGCCACTTGGCCACGAAGGCTTGCTTGCTCGCGTGTGTGAGTGAAGGCTCCGGCAGGTTCCGGCACAGCCACGTCGCGAGACGTACCTCGTCCCAGTGCTCGGGCTGATAGACGAGCCCCAGGTCACGCTGCAAATCGGGCAGGAAGCGCGAGATGACCTTGCCGCTCTCGCCATCGACATCGATCTCGCCGCCTTCGGACACCTTGAGTCCCGCGCCCAGAGCAATGATGTCGTCGCCAGTCGGCGCGGCGCCGCACGTCGACAATTCCCACGGATAGTCGAGCACTTCCGGATCGTCAAACAGTTGCAGCTCACCCTGCACGCGCAAGGCCAGCTGCGGCACGCGGAAACGCTCCCCCAACTCGGCCGGCGTCTGGAAGAACTCGATGGCCGTAGTACGGCTGACCTCGGCCGCCTCGACGATGGCCACCGCCGCCGATTCGCTGGTGACCGAGGCCTTGAGCACCTCGGCCTCGTCCTCGGTCAGTGGCGTGGTGATGGTCAGCGTGTTGAGCTTGCCGTCCCAGCTCACCTTGTCGCGTACCGGCTTGGGCACGCTCTTGAGGTCGGGCTTCTCAGTCAACGTGATCGCCACCGGCCGAACCACGACGCGCCCGGCGTGGCCTTCCAAGTCCAGGCGCGCCTGCTCTGCCTTGGCGGCGGTGACGAACTCGCTCACCTCGCGCCGTTCGAAGCCCGCGCCCGCCACCAGACGGTCTCGCAGCGCGCCTGCGGTCTCGGCAAAGTTGCGCGACACCACGAAGGCATAGGACTGATTCAGGGCCTTGGCCTGCCGATGGCTAGCGCCGGGTTGACGCAACACGCGCCCGAGCAATTGCTCGACCGCCGTGGCCGATGACAGCGAGGCCATGCTCACCAGGATGTAGGCGAACGGGCAGTCCCAGCCCTCGGCCAGCGCTTTCTGGGTGATGACGAACTTCACTGGGCATGCCGGGTCGGCAATGCCCAGCGTGTAGTCGGCGTCGATTCTCTCCAGCCCCTTCTCCTCGCCGGTGGCTACGACGATCTCGCTGTCTGGAATGCCGTGGTTGGTAATCAGCTCGTTCTTCACGCGCTCGAAGTCCAGCGTCTCCACCCCAGCGCGGCGCGGCTCCGATTGAATCAACACCAGCGGCCGCAGGTATGGGCTGCCCCCTCGGCGTTCCTCATCAGCCAGCTTGTGGAGGGCGTCGCGCCGGCCGATGGCGTCGGCCAGACACTGTTGCCAGTTCGGCTCGGTTTCCAGCACCACGGGAAGCTTGATCATTTCCTCCGCCTTCAATTCGGCAGCGGAGACGCTGTGCAGCACGTTGCTGGGCGTACGTTCCAGGTCTGGCGTGGCGGTCAGTTCCATCACGCCGCTGGGGCGGAAGCGCGCCAGCATGTCAAAGGCCAGTTCGGTTCGGCTGTTGTGCGCCTCGTCCACTACCACCAAGGGCCGACGCAGACGCAGCACGTTGGCCAGCGAGCACGGCGTCGTGCGTTCTGCACCTTCGCCTTCGCTCAACAAGCCGTCGCGCTGGGTAGGCGAGAGGTTGTCGAAGTGGTGCATCAGCGCGCCGCTGCTCTGATACACCTTGCGGGACTCCTCGTCCTCCACCTGAAACGCCTGCCGGGTGGCGACGATGATCGTGGTCGAGGTGTCCAGTGTCGCGCGGGTCACGCTCTTAGCCTCGTCAAGGTCCATCACCGTGATAGGCCCGGCCTCTCGCAGCGCCGTGTGGTAGGGATGCAGGCGGTCGCGCAGGGCGCGCAAGGTCTGCTCGCGGATGGGCTTGCTCGGCACCAGCCACAGGATCACGCTGTGCTCGCAGCGCAGAAGGTGCGTGTTGACCAGCGCCACGCTCTTGCCCGCCAGCCAGGTCTTGCCGCCGCCGGTGGGCACGCGCAGGCAGAAGTACGGCATGTCGGGCGGAAAGCCCGACAGCGGGTTGTATGCATTGCCACGGCCCCACAGGCGCTCCGTGGTGGCGGTGAAGGCGATCGAGGGCGACGGCAGCTCGTGGCAGGCCTTGAAATAGGCCTCGACGCTGTCGAGTACCTGCTGCTGGTAGGTCTTGGGTGCGAAAGTGCTCATGACTTACACCTCCAGCGCGTAAGGGGTTTGCTTGAAGGTGATGCCCTCGCGTGCAGCGCGGCCACCCATGCGGTTGGCAGCGGCGTAGATCACTTTGGGGCCGGCGAACTTCGGCAGCACATCGAATACCGGGCCCGTGAGCACGTTGCCGCCAGCGACCGAGCGGTCTTTGAGAATGCCGTTGTAGAGCAGGTAGATCCCGCGGCCGTCGTGCACCCCTAACAGCGGCGAGTCAGCCTCTCCCGTGTAGCCGGTGCCGGTCTCGGCGAACCAGACGAACTCGGCCAATTGGGCGAAGCTCACGTCGCTGCGGATCTGGCCATCGGCGTCGAACAACGGTTCGGCGGATAGGCGGCAGAACTGGAAGCCGCTGCCGAGGCCTTCGACGGCGGTGCCCTTCGCGTTGGTGTAGCCAGAAATGGCTCGCTTGGCGCGGCCTGCGGTGATGGATGCCGCTACCTCGGGAAGCATTTCGACCTGTATGAACCGGCGATTACCGCCATCTTCAACGTTCTGTTTAAGCACGGCGTGGCCGGTCGTGCCAGAGCCGGCAAAACTGTCGAGGACGATGGAGTCCTTGTCCGTGGCGATTTGCAGGATGCGCTGGATAAGACGGGTGGGTTTCGGCGTGATGAAAACGTCGTCAGAGGTGTCGAAGTCAACCAATTCAATAAGCTCTTTTTTTGCTTCCTGAGTGTGCCCGACATCTCTGTAGAACCACATCGTCTGCGGCACCACACCATCTTTCACATCAGACAGAAAGCGCTTGAGCTGGGGGATGGAGTCGCCCTTCTTACCCCACCAAATGCGGTTGTCTCGATCCAGTTCTTGGAAACGTGCCTTTGAAACAGTCCAGTAGCGCCCCTTGGGTGGAGCTTCAATAACGCGGCCAGAAGGGCTTGTGACCCAGTATGTGCCATCGCCGTAATAGTTGCGTGCCGATAAATCACTGGTTTTCCATATGCCTCTTGGATCTTTATCGGGGTTTTTGTAGGCCGCATTCTGCTCGCCAGTCCGCCCAAGCAAGTTGGGTCTCCAACTGTCGGCCTTGGCGGCATAGATAACGATGTAGTCGTGATCCTCAGACAGATGGCGTGCAGAGTTTTTGGGGGAATAAACCTTCTGCCACAGCACAGTGGCGACAAAATTCTTCGCCCCGAAAATCTCATCCATCAGCAAGCGCAGCGTCGCCACCTCGTTGTCGTCGATGGAAACAAAAATCGCGCCATCCTGGCGCAGAAACTGTTTCAGCAGCACCAGGCGCGGGTACATCATGCACAGCCAGCGGTCGTGTCGGTCCAGAGTTTCGCCTTCCTTGCCCACCACCTCTCCGAGCCACTTGCGAATGTCCGGACTGCTAACGTTGTCGTTGTAGACCCAGCCCTCGTTACCGGTGTTGTAGGGCGGGTCGATATAGATGCATTTCACCTGCCCGGCGTAGCGGGGCAGGAGCGCCCTGAGCGCGTGGAGGTTGTCGCCCTGCACAATTAGGTTGCCGCCCTCACTGTCGCCGCAGGAAAGCTGTGGAACCGGCTCCAGCAAGCGGAACGGCACTTCCTTGTGGTGTTTGACGACGGCTTCCTTGCCGATCCAGTTCAGTGTTGGCATTCAGCTCATTTCCTCAAGCGTGGTGCGATGGCGTCTGGCCATCGCTGTGTTGTTCTTCATGCGCGCCGCCACCCACCATCACCACTTCACATGATCCTTCACCCACAGCGCCGCCCCAACGAGCGCGGCCGCGATCGGGATCAGGATCTTCGCCGCCGACACCATCATCTTGCTCCCCCGCCACAGCAGAATGAGCTCCTCGATCGCCGCTTTCGTCTCCCGCTCCTCGGCCACGTGCGCGACGACCGTATCGTGCGTCGCCCGCGACACCGCCTCGATCGTGTCGAGACGACCGTGCAGCACCTCGGCCTCGGCCCGCCACGACAGCCGCCGCTCGCCATCACCATCGTACTGCCGCTGATCGTCGGTCATTGTATCCGCTCCGCTTGCCTGTTGAACCCGCGCATGACCGCCGCCATGCGCTCGTTGACCTCGCGAGCCCTGCTG